GCACCGTCACTACCTTCAGCAAAACCTGTAGCCGCTAAAGGCTCGCCTTCTACACGCTGTCTAGCAATATCTGTGTAACGTCCAATCTTTGCGGCTGCACGAGGGCTAGACGCTAAGAAAGCATCCATCTCATCCTTCTGCGCTGGGCCAGTAAAGCCCATCTCTTTAAGGAGAGTATGTGTTTGCTGATTGGTAAAACCTTTAAACTTTTTCATTGTTACCTAGTTCCTATCCATACAAAACCAAATAGAGCACTTAAACAAAGAATAAAGAGTACAATACCTGCTGACCACTCTACAATCTTTTGTTTCATTTCTATTTGTCTGTGTTCGTGTTCTTTTTTTTGCTTACGTAAATCTGCTTCTATTTGCAGTATCTCTTCCCACTTTGACGGTCCATACATAACTGAGATATAGTCTTTTAGTTCTTTCCTCATCTGAGCTGCTTTTTCTTTAGCTTGCCAGATTTCCATAGCTTGCGCTTCTACTCCACTGCCTAAGACTTTGTACCATGCAGGTTTTTTATTCTGCTGGTCAGCAAAGTCAAGGTCAGCTATTGCACCTGCCCACTTAGAAAGCTGACCACCCATATCCTGTAAATCTTTACCAACGGCTATGCCTTTTTTTATATACCCAAAAGCTGCCGTGGCTGCAGTAATCGCAGTCACTGGATCAATCATAAGCATCTCCCCATTGCTTATAAATTATTTACCGAAGGTCATCCAAACTGCGGTAGCTATAAAAGTTAGTACTGCCACTGTTACCATCCTTACAGTGGTAGACCATATACTTTTCTTAGTAAGTCTCCATGCATCTAGTAAGCTACGCATATCACGTAGGTCACTAGCGGCATCCTGATCTTGTAAACCTATATCAAGTAAAGCCTGTGCTGCACCCTTTTTTGCTGCACGGTCTAGCATCTCTTCTAGTTGCTCTGGTGTAAGATCTACCATATTAATTCTCTGTGTTACTTTCTAGTTGAGAGGTGCCTGTAAAAAAAGTTTAGTATGTCAATTATAATTATATGTAATGTTACGCATCCCATTCCATTTCTGCTTTAGTCACAGTACTAGTATACTTATAACCTTGACCTTGAAAGGAATGAGCACTTCCTAAATCTGTAACAGGGTCTACATACCCAATCGCTTCTACGGTGTTAGTGTTCAGATCACACTTAGCTATTCTTGCACAAGTATTTCCACCTATGGTTTCATTCTCAAATACTAAAAACACAACCCTAGATTCACTTTTAGAAGGTAGAGCACAAACTAAGTTTTTATTGTTTGGGTTATAAGTGGGGTTACCTGAACTTATTAGTATGTTATTATTGGCACTGCTAGATAATCCATTAGCCTGTGAGATTGCAGCAGCTATAACTGAGTTGTACTTAGCATAAACTAACAGTCCATTATTGGACATACGATAATCACCAAAATCACCGCCGTCCATAACATATGATTGATTAAGAGTTGTAGTTCCATCTTGGACATAGCTTGTATAACTTGTATAGTAAGGCCCAACCCACCATCCTTTGTAGTAGTGCATAGATATTGTACCTTGGATATTAGAACTACTTACAGACACATCCGTACCTGAAGTAAAATCAAAACCATTCATACCATACGTATACTTTTGTGAGGCATAACATCTTTTGTTAGTTCCGTTATAAGACACCATATGCCTGTAACCTCTGTTACTGAATGTTTCAGAGTTTACATAAGTAAATCCACCTGCAAGGTTATTGGCTTGTATTTTAAATTCATATGCTGTGTTAGTACCTGCTCTATGACAGGAATACAGATAACCATCAATATAGGTAATACTACGAATAAGACTCATAGAATTTGAATTACCAGGTGTAGTTGCTGTACCTGATCTTTCTTCTTGTGCTAGAGTATCGGGATTAAATCTATGTATATAATCATTACAACAGGCATATAACTTTCCATCATCACCTATGATCATATGGTCAACACCGTTATTGTTACCAATACTTACTGTATTATAAAAGTCTACAGATGCTGCGATAGAAGCGTCTTTAGTGCTAACTTTTAAAATAGAAGGATAGGCGTACATATAAATATATTCTTCAGAACTAGCTGCCCCATAGCCAAATCCTTTAGCTGATGCTCCACCCATTGTCGAAAGTAAAGGCATGTATAATCCTTATGCGTACTGTATAATAGATGCAAACACTGTAAATGTAGCATCTGCTGTTTTTATAATAGTGAATGAGTAAGCATCAATACCTGAAGCATTACCTTCTGTAGGCGCTGATCCACCTTGCCATTTAGGTGTTACTGATGATCCATCTACTTGATATGCGTTAAGATAGTATGCAGTAGACCCCTGTGTCATTAATACAGCAGAAGTCATAGATTGACCTATGGCTAAATTTGAATTGACATTACTAAAATTAATTGTTCTATTTGCAGTTTGATTTGCTGTATAAAACTCAATTGCTTGAGTAGTAGTATCAAATGTAATTGTGCCAGTTGTAGTAGTTTGAGTAGTTACTTTTTCGTACACTTCTTCAATGTCTAGTGTGCCATTTATAGTGGCAGTGCCTGTAAGAGTAGGGCTTGCAGTAGGCGCTTTTGTATCTAACTGCGTTTGGATTGCTGAAGTTACTCCATCTACATAGTTCAACTCAGTGGTGGTAACAGTAGCACCATCAAGTATCTGTACTTCAGCTTGAGTTAAGTCAGCTAAAGCAGATGCGGTTGTGCTCCCCATAGTTGCAAGTTCTGTAAGCTCAGCATCTAAAGCTTGCTTAGCATCTAACTACGTTTGGATTGCTGAAGTTACGCCATCAACATAGCCAAGTTCAGTAGCTGTCAACGTAGCAGGAATGCCATCTAAGGTGTTTAACTCAGTAGCTGTAGCTGTAACCCCACTTAATATATTAAGCTCTGCAGTAGTAGAGTTTACACCGTCTAGAAGGTTTAACTCAGTAGAAGTAGACGTAACACCTAAGTCTGACAGTTTAGAGATTGTCTTATTTGCCTCACCACCCATGCCAGAATGATTTACACAGTAGTAATACAAAGTACTTGGCGTGTCTTGTTCAAGCTTAATCTGCGTATAAGATCCTGCACTACCTGGCGTACCTACTGAAGTAACACCCGTAGTAAACGCACTACCACCACCATGTGTACCATTTGAAGTTGTGCTAAATAGTAGTGGGTGTCCTGCGTTAGAAGAGTCAGACTGATCAAACCTATATGTTACAGAAGGAGTAAGTAAAGCAAGTTGTTGCACAGTTCCATCAAGCGCATACTTATTGCCGCCAGAGTTTACTACAGTGACTGCAATTGTGGCATACGGTTGCTTCGCATCTATTTGTGTTTGAACATTAGATGTAACACCGTCAACGTGGTTTAACTCTGCAGTAGTAGATGTAACACCATCTAAAATGTTAAGATCCGCTACTGCTCCTGTAAAACCATCTAGCTTATTTAACTCAGCAGCCGTAGCTGTCAAGTCATTTATTTCAGATACACTAATGTTTCCATCTGCCAACTCACCGCCAGTAGACATATAGTTAGCTAAATCTCTTGCTTTACTCATCTGTTAATCCTTACGGTTTTGTAGGCCAATCACTATCTTCAAGATCAGGCCAATTGCTGTGTGATGGTAGATCACGTAGAGCCTGACGATATGCTGTCATAGCATCTGTCATTGTTACATCTGACAGAGCATAGAAGTCTGTCTCAGCAAGTAAACTAGCTCTTGTGTTACGGTGTCCTTCAGCAGTTCTAGCATCTAGTGTAGCTTGATATGCAGCTTCATGCTCTGCCTTGGTGGTTGTTACGCCATCTTCTGTAGTGTCAGCAAACATGTCACGAGCAACATACTTTTCTACCCAGTTACCATTACTGTCCTGCTCAACACCATCACGTACAGATGTTTGATATGCTGTAGTGGTAGCAGCAGGACTACGTAGCACTGCATCTATATTAAGTGCATCTAGTACATTACTGTTCCACACTTTAGGTAAAGACATATTAGGATTAGCTGCTCGCCATTGCCCTTGTGTTTTAACTTCACCTGTTGTTCTGTTTCTGTATTCACTCATTTGATTGATCCTTTCGTCTGAGTTTGAGTAGTCCGTTAGGACGTTGCGTAGTGTTATGCAATTGCGTAGAAAACATATCTAGCACTAGAAGCATTTACCTGAGCATTGCTTGAACCTAGTGAAAAACCAGCGTTATAAGGGTCTACATAGTCAGTGCCTGTAGCTTCTGCTGCCTTGTTGTTTATTGTTAACACACCATCTGTTCCTGCATTAATACCTCTACGGGTATCAAATACATTCCAATCATAGCCTGTAGTATCTACACGTTTAATTAATACAAATCTAGCACCGTTTGTAAAGCCACAATCTATTTGTTTTCCTGCAGAGCCTGACCCTGTATAATGCCCTACTTTACTTACACCATCTAGTGTTGCAAACAAATAAGCAACATAATCTTGATTGTTGCCATTTGTGTTAGCTGTATTGTTTACAGTAAAAACACTTGCTGTTGGAGCAGTATTATTAAAGTAAGAACTTTCCCCAGATTCTGCAGTAGTTCCATTTAATCTTAACTGATAGTTTGCGGGATTGGTTCCTGAGTTTGCCCCAGAATGATATACTGCCCATTGTGATGTGGCTCCTCTTCGTTTAATCCATATCATTTCAGGCGCAACACCTAAATTATGTTCTACGTTTTGAGCAGACGATGTTCCATCATAGCAGACAACATCAAAAAAGTGAGGTGCTCTACGCCACATCCACGATTGAAAGTCAGTATTGCTACCACTAGAACCCCACCCATTCATGTAGTCCATACCTGCATAAATCAGATTATTAGAGGTAGCTTCTGCATCAGTATCATTTACACAAAGGTGAAATGCAAGATCATTATTAGCCCCATACCTTACTCTGTCATGTATTTCATAGTCTTGTGAACTAGAAGTGATACTTTTATGAAATGCCATATCTACTGTTTTCATAGTAGATGATTGATATGTAGGTGCCGTTCCATCTAAGTTTGCCATATCAAAAACTTCATCAGCATCTTCTGGCACTGCCATTGGGCCACGGCGTATGGCTATATAAATATAGTCACCAATATCTCCACCAGTATTATTTCTAAATCCATCATGATTTAAGCGAATAGAAGATGTGTTATTTTCTGCACTAGTTGCCTGAAGTGTCACCTGTCTAGCATAAGTAAAATCAGGACCACCCCCAAAAGGAAAACCACGCATAGTATCTACCACTGTCCACGCAGCACCAGACATATTATAGCCTTTTATTAGTACCCATTGTGGTTCAAATCCAATATCTGCAGCAAAAGTTTTTCCAGAGTTAACAGTATATTTACCACATTTAATAATGTCTTGATCACCATCAGGGCCGAAATTACCATCACCATTATTGTGCGCCCATAAATAAGCAACATATTCACCGCCAGATTGATTTACATCGTGGTTTGTACCTAAAGTAAATTGAGTGCTAGTTGGAGCTGTATCATTCCATCTTGAATTATTGTTAGCCCGTTCATCTTGTGTATTTAGTTGCATGTAATAATCTTCTGGCGCAGTAGCATCCATGCTTCTATGAAAAACTTGCCAAGGACCAGCACTATCTAAACGTTTTACCCAAATACATCCTGGCACACTGCCAAGATTATGGCTTACATTATGTCCTGCAGTTCCGTTACCCGTATATTTTACTACATCAAAAAACTTAGGAGCTTTACGAAATGTCCAAGAAAGATATTCAGTGTCACTAGCGTTTGTACCGCCATAGGTTCCAGTAGTAAATCCATCAGAATTAAACGAGCTTAACGCAGCAGACTGTGTTGTTAGCAGTTGAGTTGAAGCCGACATCACATACTTAGTTGCACCGTTCTCAGTATCAAAGAAGAAAGTGTTAGCAGGGATACGACCTCTTTGAATAACTAGGCCACCACTTCCTTCTAAGTCAATGTCGTTAGTGATAGCCAATGAAGAACCCGTGCCCGTATATAAATAGTTACTGAACACGTTTTCTACATTTAAAGGATCACCACCTAAACCAGAAGCAGCATTTAATACAATTTTACTAGCAGTCATAGTTTATTACCCCAGTGCTTGTCCAAGCGTAAATCCGTAATAGGTTGTACCACCGTCAACTGTCATAAAACCAAATACGTCTACACCTGCATTAGTAGCAGTTATTGTTGGTGCGGTAGCAGCAGCCCAGTCAACGCTTGAAGGCCATGTAATAGTTCTTGCTGAACTATCCTGTGTTATCTTTAGAATAAAAGCAGATGCTCTGCCTGATGCTGCAGGGTTACTGAATGTGTATGTTACGTTTTCGGACAGTGTGTGTGTAAATACATTACCATCACGTAGGTTAATCGTAGCTGCATTTGAACTAGATGTAATGGCAGTACTTTCCTCAACAGTACCATTGTCAAATGAAACAACTCCGTTGCTGTCTGCAGTTACAACTTTACTTGCTTCTGATAGACCTTCTGTAGTTACGTCTACCCTGTTAAGATCAGCAACTGCTCCCGTATAACCATCTAGCTTATTTAACTCTGCTGTGCTGACAGTAGCACCATCAAGTATCTGTACTTCAGCTTCAGTTAAATCTGCTAAGGCTGCTGCAGTTGTACTTCCCATAGTTGCAAGCTCTGTTAGTTCAGCATCTAGAGCTTGTTTAGCATCTAGCTGTGTTTGCAAAGCAGATGTAACACCATCAACGTAGCCAAGCTCAGTAGCTGTCAGAGTGCCAGGAATACCATCCAGAACATTCAATTCTGCTGGTGTAGATGTAATGGCAGCGCCACCTACTTGAAGTGTAGTAGCATTAACCTCACCAGAGGAACCGTACACCACACCCTTACTATTTACAATACTTCCTGCACTAGATCCATCAAGAAGGTTTAACTCTGCTGGTGTAGATGTAATGGCAGCGCCACCAACCTGTAGTGCAGTGCTTGCATTTACTGTTGGTGCAGTTGCTGTACCTGTAAATGTAGGACTAGCTAACGGTGCAGCACCACTAATTTTACTTAGTGCTATGGCTGCACTAGCATTAATGTCTGCGTTTGTAATAGTACCATCTGTTATATTAGTACTTGTGACATTAGTTGGTGCTGGTTGATTACCAATGTAGGGCATCTGTGTCTCTCCTTATGTCTGCTGTAGTACGGATACAAGGGCATCTGCACTTGACGAAGCACTACTTGTAACTTTAAGTATGTCTGTTGCTTCTAGCACAACCTTTTGATCACCGCCTATTGGAACAACTGCACCGCCAACAGGCACTGTAGCTCCTTTAACTATATGAACACTTGTGCTTGCACTTGTGTCGGTAACAACAACATCAACTGTTATGTCTGAGGATGTTATATTTGATACAGTCAATCCAATAACTGTAGAAGTAGTAGCAGAAGGTACAGTATAGACACTTGTTTGGCTAGTGCCTATTGCTGAACTAACTGCATTTTTAAATGTATTAGCCATGTTTTTTCCTTATCCTAATGCAATAGCCATAGCGATTGGGTCATCTATTGACGCATAACGTGCATCACTCTGTGTTTGTGTATAATGATTAGCTAGTTCAAAAGCACCATACGCAACAATATCTACAATGTCTCCTGCAGTAGCACCTGACGATAATATTATAGCAGTTCCGTTAGTAGCTGTAAAGTCTGTACCTGCTAAAAGTTTAACACCATTTAAATATACATCAACAAAACCTACATCGTAAGTAACACTAAATGAAGTTTGATTAGATGTAGCGGTTGCTACAGTACGTGAAGAAGTTCCATTTACTGTAGAACCCGCATTCTTCCAGACACTACCTGTATATACTTTTAGTTGTTCTGCGGTAGTATTATAGTATAAAGCACCTGTTACAAGTGCATCACCATCATTGTCTACTGTAGGGTCACTAGACTTAGAACCTAAATAACGATCATCAAACTGATCATATAAACTAGCAGCAGAAGCAGCAGAGGCAGCAGCAGCCGTAGCACTTGCTGAAGCAGCAGCAGTCGCACTAAAGGTACTATCAATGTAGCCTTTTGTCGCTGCATCTGTAGAGGCAGTAGGTGTAGCAAGACCAGTTATCTTACTATTACCCATAGCTATAGCACCTGTCATAGTGCCACCTGCTAGTGGTAACTTAGTTGCAATACTGTTTGTTATGGTAGTGCTAAAGTTAGCATCATCACCAATGGCTGCGGCTAGTTCATTAAGGGTATCTAGTGCTCCTGGGGCTGAGTCTATAAGACCTGCAACTTCAGAATCTACATAGGCTTTTGTTGCAGCATCTTGTGCAGATGTTGGATCAGTTACAGCCGTAATCTTATTGCTGCCCATATCAATAGTGCCAGACATATCAATGTCAGCAAATGTAGATGTGCCAGAAGAAGTTACGTTACCTGTAAGGTTTCCTACTACACCACCATTAGCAGTGACAGTGCCTGTAAAAACAGATGTACCAGTAACCGCTAAAGTAGAACTAAGAGTAGCTGCACTTGTAACACCTAGTGTACTATTCAGTGTAGTTGCACCTGTTACAGCTAAAGTACCACCTATTGCATTTGTACCTGTAGTGCTCATGTTGCCGCCTACAGATAAGTTACCTGTGACTGCACCATTTTCATCTACTTGTAATGTATCAATGGTAGCTGTACCATCAATATGCAAGTCTTGCCATTCGTGAGTAGCAGAGCCAAGATCATATGTACCATCTGTAGTGGGTATAAAATCAGAAGCTGCTCTAGCTGTATATGTTACAGTATCACTTGTAGCATTACCAAGTACCGTATTACCATTAACCGTAAAGTTTCCTGTGACTGTACCGTTCTCATCAACTTGAAGAGTGTCAACTGTAGCAGTACCATCTAGGTATAAGTCTTTAAACTCTAAGCTAGATGTACCAAGGTCAACGTCATTATCTGTGACAGGAACTATAACACCGTCTTGAAAACGTAACTGCTCTACAGCAGAGCCACCTACCTCAACAAATAAACCAAAAAGATTGTTAGTCTGATCTACTGTAAAGTAATTCTTTTTATCTAAGTCAGCAATAAAAGGAACGTAAGAGCCTTCATCAGAACTACCATCATGTCGGTGTCCTGTTGTACCTGTATCACTTTGAGTGAAAGCATCCCTTAGCTTATCAAACTCTGCATTTATTGGGGCAGCACGTACAACGGCTGTAGGTACAATAGTAGCTACCGACTGTCGTGAGTATCCTGATCCTGCCATATTTTATCTCCTGTCTCCTACACCGTAAGTTATACTATATGCCTGAATAGTATGGCTAGGTTGATCTGTGTTGGTAACATATCTAATTGAAACGGACTTACCTGATCCTGAAACATTTGTTGAACGTATTGGTGATGGATTACCATCATATATTTCTGCTGCATCATACACTGCACGATCATAATAAGCAGCGGCCCCTGTAGTAGTAAAATCAAAGTCTGTAGGATTTAAAACACTTGTGTCTCCATAGTCATACTCTAAACCCATAACAACATTTATAACACCTTCTGCCCGCAAATAAGTATTAATACTGTGAATGTTTTTACGTACCTCTGGATCATTCATATATACATATGGAGTTTGGTACAAGCTGAAAATATCACTACCATTAAAGTTATTACCATCTTCTTGACGATAAACAAAACCATTTGAGTCACCGTGAATTACAAACTCTTCATCACCAATGTAACCACTATCACCAGAGTTTACTTCAATACCTACAAGCTGACCAAACTCAAAACCTGCCTGTGTACTAACACCACTACGGCGAATACCACCGATTAAACCAAGAGAGTTTTGATCTGCAAAGAATAACCTAAACTGTGATTTCTTCTTAACGATAATAGTACGAATGGATGCTAGATCTTCTTGGTCAATATAGTCTTCAAAGATCGACTGAATAGGTTTAGATAATGTAGCAAGTTCAATATCACCAATACGATCAGTACCCGATATAGGACGTAAACCATCAGGTGCTAAAAAGATAAGCTCCCCGTTAAACTCTGCAACACTGTCAGGTGCTATGCAACCTAAATTACTAGTAACTGTGCGTACAACCCAATCATCTCTATTAGTACCTTCTAGGCTTTTGATACTATTCTCACCAAAGATATAGAGTACATTACGAAATACTTTAAGTTGCGTTATCTTAAAACCTACGTTTACTACAAATGCACCTAAGTCTACCCCAAAGTTAGTTTCATCCTCAGGTATACTATGGTATAGATTGTAAGGTTCTGCAGGATCACCCGCTAAAAATAAATGGTTTTGATATGCTACTACAAGTGTAGGGTCAGTAGGGGCAAGCGCATGAGTTACTTGTGTGTACGTAGTACCATCATATATAGCAGCAGGATTAACACCATCCACTAAAGCAATCTTTGGCGTACCCCAATTAAAACTTTCAAACCTGACTTGACTTACACCTGTCATAGTAGGAGAACCTGCACTACTTACAGCTTGCCATCCTTTAACTGCAGGAGTAGATTGTACTGTACCTGTGGCAGTTGATGTACCGCCTGTTAGGACATTACCAGTAGCAAATATTTGTTCAGGTAGTTTACCAAAATTAATTACAAGGGCATTTGCAGTTTTAGATATAACAGTGCCTGTAGCAGCTACTCCTGTGTTATCACCCGAACTAACTACACCTGTAACTGTTTCTCCTACACTAAATCCAGCACCTTCTCCTGAAGCTAGTGTGACATCGTAATAATGATTATACCAATGTAAGTAATTATTACCTGATGCAGGTTTACGGCATCCAAAGATACCTTGATTAATATCAGGTGAAACATGTAACCCTAAGACAGGACTATTAGCTAATCCTGTAAGTTCACCATATGCGTTTGAGTATCCTGAGATACGACGATAGCCACCGTTAAGAGATGGCTCATAGTTAATCATACGATATGCAGAACCTGCAAACTGACCACCATGTGTTAAGGGGTCTACATTAGATATAAGCCCGCCGCCGCATGGTACAGGAAATGTAGCTAAATTATCTGCCATCTATGTCAAACCTATTAAAGGCTTTTCTTGCAATGACCTTGGAAGATACATAGCGAGGCTCATCTAGTAAAAGCCTTCTCATTGTATCTATACCATCATCAAACTTTTGCTGGTGTAATGCAGCGCTCTGTTCATTGCTACGAAAGCGCATCATGTACATCATTGCGCCATCTATGAGTATATGTTTAAATCTATCTGGAATAATTGAGGTGCTATCAAATTCTGTTAGATCACTAGGGAAAGACCAATAACGATATTCAATTTCATATGCAGCATCTGGTACGGGCGTTACACCAAACTTACGTTCCTGCGTTTGATAAACAGTAGTAGGTACAGTTCTTCCTGACGCACCTGAATTATCTTCTTGAGGTCTGTAATATTTTAGATAATCTTCATATTTAATTACAGGTAATAGCTTTGGTTCGTTGTCTACAGACGTTAGCTTTTTTAAATAAAACGTATCCCAATCTACTTTAGATGTATCAGACTGCCAAGCATAAGTTCCTGTACCTGCTGAAAGAGTTTGAGTATATGTAGTTAGTGTAAAAGGCCACTCTTGCGAAACTTGAAGAATCTCACGAGTGCTTGAATTAATGGCATCCTTAGCAATAGCCTGTAGGTTACGGGCATCAGCAAAACCATCACCTGCTACATCAAGTGTTGTTTCGTTAATGCGTCTTAATAACTCGTTTACTAGTGCTACATACGTTGCCATTTTAAAAACCTTGTTATTTCAAAAGGGGCCACCCGAAAGCAGCCCCCAATGTTAGTAGTTATACTTGGTCACGAGACACTTCAGTTGGAGCTACACGTCCACGAGGTCCAGTGTCGATGCAACATGCAACAACACGAAGGATACCTGATGTAACATCTGCAGAAGCTGCAATCAACTTAACGTCAATTGTATCTGTAGCTGTTACATGCTGTGTAAACGTAGAAGCTGCACCTGTTCCAACAGTCATAGCCTGACCGTTTGTACCAGAAGCTAGGAAGCCAGCAGCAGAAACGTCACCGCCATCAACAATATCATCACCTGCTGCAAAATCAATATCTACAGTTGGTGAAGAACCATTAAACGCAGTTTCAACCTCAGCACCTGCAAACAATACCATAGTATTGGCAGGAATTTCTAGAAGCTGAAAGATGTCTCCGTTTGCACAAGAGTATCCATCTTCTACCATTTTAGCAATGTCAAGACGTGCTTCACGCATGTACATGCCCATTGCTGCGTGGCGTGATGTAGCTGCTGCAATGCTGTTAGAATCAACACCGACAGTAGCTGATGAGGTCATATCATAAGTAGCCATAATCTATTCCCCCTTACGCTGCGTTATACTTGGCAGATACGATACCTTCTGGACGAAGGATCTTTCTACCGTAAAGATGCATACCACGAACAATGTCAGCAAAGCTGTCAGGGTCACGATACGTTTCTGTTTTGTTGATAGTCTCTGCTGTTGCGACTGCTGAGTCGTGTCCAGCAACAATCACACCGAAGTTGGTGTTCTGGTTTGCCGTACCTGTGGTGCCGGGTCCAGTTCCCAATGACGGAAGATTTGATGATGAATAAACACGGAAACCGTGGAAGTTATTCACCGACAGACCATTACGGATTCCACCTGATTCACCGAAGTCAGCGTTAAAGAAACGGCTGTCTTCATCAGCAAGGAGTTCCATAAATACCGGGTCAACTACGAGCCACCGTCCAGCTTTATCAACTTGCTGTTGATCAAGTAAACGAGCCATACGAGCAACAACCATTGCTGGTGAAGCTGTAGCAGTTGGAAGTGCGGTAGCACCTGGCAGACGTGCTGCAAGAGGAATGGAGTGATCACCAGCAGAACCTGTTGTGATGTTTCCAAAGTCAGACTTTTTTAATTTCATTGAAGAAAGAAGTTCGTCTGAACCTGCAGTTGAAACAGCTTTAGTACCATTAACTTGGTCATTCACTGTGTCTGCTTTTGAGTGCAGAGCAGATTGCTTGTAGCCTGACAAATAACCAAGAACTTCTTGGTCATACTGATCAGACAAACGATATGCTGCACGGTCTGTTGCAAGACTCATAAAATTGACGTGTGCGTGACTCTCTTCGATATCATCAACTTTGAAAGCATAATAGTTGCTCTTGTCAATAACGAGAGAAAAGTCTTCATCGTCTAAGTCTTGTGGTGAGATCTGCGTACCCCTTGCATAGGCGCTCACTGAAATCTCAGGTTCTTTAATGATTTTAACGGTATCACCCTGTGCAGAGATCTCACCGAAATAATCAGAGTTAGTAATGTCTCCTACTACAGTGCTCTTGCGAAATGCAAGTTGCACCTTTTGGGAGTAGATTACAGGACTGAAGTTGCCATTTGGCAAGTTCCCGTAACCCGCTGCGGTTTGAAAAGCCATGAGTTAATCCTCCTTAGATAGTTAGGCTTGTATATAAAGCAGAACAATCAGGTAAGAGGCTGTTCGTTTTAGGGTGCGACATTAAAAAAGATTGGCCTATCTTTAAGTCAGTCGGGCCTATACTAGAGCAGGTAGGTCTTATCGTATTTGTCTTCTCTTAGTAGAAAGTATAGGTACAGTGGCTGTAACGTTTAACAGGGTATACCTATACTTATTAACATACACAGTTATAGCATAGTGTTAGTGTAATGTCAATACCTTATTTACCTAGCACCGCCAGATATATCATAAATAAATTTACCGCTACGAATAGCTTCCATTATATCATCTGATTTTTTTTCGTACTCTGCACTACTCATACGCTGAACGTCAGATTCACGTATACTTCCTGCAGTGTCAGAGGACTCTGGTTTTGCGGTGCGTCTGGTTTTAATAGCAGATGCTGCATCTTTAGTGTTCTGTCTTTTCCCTTTTGTGTCCATACCTTTGTCTACTTTGAATAGATCAATGACACGAATCACAGACTTAGGGTCATCTTGATTTTCATATAGTGCGTCTTGAACCCACTTAGGTTGCTCACCAGCCCAATCATGGAAGTCATCACTACTACGTAATTCATCAAAGTCCGTATGCATAGCACGAATTTCATTCTCTGCTTTTGTGCGCTGGGCTTCTGAGTTCAGCTTATCAATCTCTCGTAGACGTTCATCTGCAGAATTAAACTTTTCTTGTGCTTTCTTCTCAGCAATAGTTTCTACAATACCAGCAATCTCAGGATACTTTTCAGCCCATGCGTCGATACTCTCATCTGAAGTGGGGGCACGTACCTTACCTGTCTTCTGTACTGTTTCAAGCTGTGACTTGAGTTGTTTTAACTCTTCTGATTGTTTATTAAGGTGACTACGTAGATCACTGTAGCGCTTCTTGTAGGTACGCTCTTCACCTGACAATTCTTCCTGTTCAGGTTCTTTATTGGCTTTACTCTGCTCAGTCTCTACAGCTTCTTCTTTTTCTTCTTGCCCCGCTTCTAGTTCAGCAAGTGCTTTTTCTTGCTCTTCTATACGCTTGCGATTTCGATTAACGTGATTGGGATTTACCAAACCTGCTGTCTTTGGGGTTTCTACTTCTGCTAGTTCAGGCATAATTGTTTCCTTTATGTTGGGGCCAGCCTAAGCTGGGTAGCCTTATTATTATTTTACAAACAAACCTGTCAAGAAAAACTGGGTTGTACGTAGGTAGTAATTTATTGCTGGCTTCACGCCTTTCTTGAGTCCTCTACCGTAAGACACAAAATCTTTAAACTCTTGGTAATGCTTTGCTGCCTTACCTTTTTCTATCGCTTTATTACCTGCATGACGGTAGCCACGTCTGAATGCTTCACCATACCACTTACCGTGATACGTGCGCTCACACCAGAGTTCAGCTTTAGCTTTATCTAGCAGACTAAACCCACCTGTTGAGATACCGTGTGTAGCTATTACACAGCTATCCTCATCTTTATCTCCTGGGTCAGAACCTGCAGGTGAATCATCTGTTACTACTCTAGCAGGAGCACCTAAACCTTGATTAACAGCAGTTCCTGTTGCTATGGCTGTTGCTACACTACCACCATACTTATCTGCTTGATCCATATCTGCATTAGACAAACCAAGAGCAGCGCCTTCCTCACGAGACATATTACCTTGAGCATACCTGTCCTGTTTATTACGAAGCCTATTGATAGCTACGTAATGACTTGCAACCCCATCATTTCCACTGTCCACGGCATTATCAAAAGCAGCCTGTTCTTTTGTAGTTAATGTATTTGTTGTAGCACCTGCTGATGCTGACGCTTTAGTGGGATCATACTTACCTTTGGGAGCCTCAACACCAATCTTACCCGATTCTAAAGTAGGTGGTCTTCCTCTAGGTCTTACCCCACCTGCTGCGTAATAATCTTCTACATCCCCTACAAAAACACCTTTGTCTGTTACTGTACCTTTAATTTTACTCATGTCTAGTATGCTAGTGGCAGACATTTGCTTATTAGGATCGTGCAGTGTATAATTCAGCCCTCTGTCACTAAAAGCTTTTTCTGTTGGCATACCGTATATATCTAATTCATCCCCTGCTTTTAAGGATGTATAATCGCCTTCTTCGTAATCAAACGTTTTATAAGGATTAGCTACTAGAGGATCATAACCTTCTTTACCAAGCATAGATCCTAAAATATAACGTGTATCATTTTTTACAGGATCTGTGTCTTCTAATGTAGATACATGGTTAAATATATCTTCCGCACGTTTTAACTTCTGTTTTTTCATCAGGCTTTCTATAGCGCTATCCGCACCGAAAACTTTGCCTAATAAACCAAACGGCCCACTTAAAAGACTAGTTACAAGTTGTTCGCCTTCATCTAAGTCTAGAGCGCTTTTACCAGATTTTATATTTGAGTTAAGCTGAGCGTAGTAACTAGCATACTCATCATCAGACCAACTCTCTACGTTTTTATTTCTCCAATCAGTCGAAGACTTTTTAATCTCATCTGTTAAGCCCTCATTAGCATCTGTAGAATCTGTTGCTGCTGCAATTGTTTGTTCTTCTACAGGCGTTTCACCCTTCTCACGAAAGCCTTCAGGTATCCTACTTAAAGGTCTACCATTAAAGTGAAAGATAGTTATCTGCTGATTTGTAGCATCGTTTACAAATACTTTACTTTGATATCCTGTGAAAGCAGATCCAGTTCCACCGTACTGACCATAACCGCCACCTACAGGTTCAGGAACTACTGAGCCGCCTTCATCATAACCTTTGACAACACCACCATAAGCAAAGCCTTCTGGTGCTACTTCTTCCGTTTGATCATCTTCAATATCAAGTTCATCATCTCTGAAAGGTAACTCTTCACCTTCCTTAATACGTTTAAAACCTTCTGATGCAGCTTCTTGTAACTCATTAAAAAAATCCTCTCCAAAGTATCTCACTGTCTGTGCATTGATTACGTACTCTCCTGCACTCACTCTTATATCTATATCATCACGAACTTCTTCAGGTTTAGATCCTATAGGAGCAGTGTTTCCACTTACAGGATCTTTCTGCTCATTCATAATGAGGTCCATCTCTAATTGGTTTTGATCAAGCATTTACTTCTTCCCGTAAATAAGTTAGCCTTCGTAGTGCAGCAATTTCACCTTGAGCACGGTAGACACCTTCTATAGCTGTTTCTTGCTCTAGCTTACGTTGTGCTACATCAATCTTTGTATTAAGTACCTCTAAGAAACTATCCCACAGAGGCTTATCGTTTACTAGTTTCTTTATTGTCATGTACCAGTAAATCCTTGCTCACCCGGTGTAGGCGCAGTACCTGTACCAATATTACCACCCCCAGCGCCTGTGGTGTCAGCTACGCCAACCCCTGCTTGTTCTGGTGCTGCTCCGGGTGTAGGTGGTACGGGTGGACCTTGCTCTGCACCTGCAGGGGGTTCAGGAGGTGTAGTAAACTTTTTAAGTATCTCTGCCTGTATAGCAGCGTCACCTAAGGAGTTTGTCACCTTATCAGGATCTAGGTCCATGCTCTTAGCTATCTCACGAATAATGTAGTCAGACTTTACAAACGGCATAAGCGCTGGGTTTGAAGCTACACCCATGAACTGCATCAAGCGCTGACTGCGTACTTCGTTAGCCATCAAGCTCTCTGTACCTGAAGCCTTAACTTCCAGATCACCTTTTATTTCCTTATCAAAGTCAAACTGCATATTAAACGCAAAGAACGCCTTACCAATAGGACCAATAAGATAGTCATCTACGTTCTTGACAACATTTCGTATAGAGCCGTTAGCTGCAGACATAAGCATACTAATCCCAGAAGCAGTCCTTCCCACTCCTGAAACACCTGTCTGCCCGTGTGCAAACGATGGGAAACCTGTACTCTCATCAGCCAATACTCTCGCTTTATCAAACAGTTGCATGTTTTCATTAGCTACGTTAGGAAACTTAGTTCCAAAAATGCCTTGTCCTGGTGCACCCCCCTGACGCCTAAATATTTTTCCAGGGTACACAGATAAGTCCTGCCCAGGCACCAAATTAGTTTCGTCTACTTCGATTATAAGATTACCAGAAAGTGCAGCATTATCTATCGCCATACGCATGAACCCATTCATAAGGGTTTGTGTGTCATCCATATTCTCCGCAATACCTACCCCAAAGAATGAGTAGGGGTTTAATTCGTATGGTACAGCGTAGTAAGGAATACGTGTAGGCTTGAACGGATTGAGTACAAGACGCAGTACCTGACCATTACAGATCCATACATTTACGTTTACTTGCTCTGCATTTTTAAGTTCACGAGGAATGCGTACACCGTTCTGTTCAAGAATGTCTGTGTCTACATAACCCCAAAATTCTAGGACTTCATAACGTTCAGGATAGCCACCTTCTTGTGCGCCATCCTCCATGTCGTGTTCCCAATACTTTTTGTCATACGACTCGCCCATGCTTATTGCTTCATCAATAGATTCTTTTCTAAAGAAAGGACGTGACTTTAAACCACGCATTTGAGAACGTGTCATACGGTGACGTTCTACTACATACTCTGCCTCATCCATGTTGTAAGCATCTGGGTCTGGATAAAAATTCCACACTGATACATGGCTAGTAGAGGGTACTGTCTTAACCGTAGGATCGTAATTACCTTCTTCATTCCAGTTAGGATACTCCTTGTCAATAGCAAACGGGCCTTTCATTATACCCGTTCCAAAGAGAGCCATCTCAAAAGAAGTATGGCGAAGCTGTTTATTAGCTCCGCTTTCTTCTAACTGGTCATGTATTTTCTTTTCCATCTTCTTAGCTGCAACCATAGCAGGATGGAAAGTAACAGTATCTTGAGTGGTACCTGGACCTTCTATGACCTTATCACCTACAGCCTCAAGCTTCTTCTGCAGTGATCCCATACGTTTCATACGGTCATACATTGTTTCGCCTGGCTTCAGTTTTTCATCAGGATCAAACAGAAACTTTACTTTAGGCTCTTCTTCAAATGCACCACGTAAAGGGTCCATAGCTTGTTCAGCTTGTGGGTTTACATTAATGTGCATAGACTCAGCTACACCCTCAGGTAATGTTGTAGGGTTTACTGTTAGAGGAAAACGTGAACTACCAAAGAGTACATCTACTATTTGACCGTAAGCTGCCAACGTTTTAGTCTTAGTAACTTTAACAAAAATACGAGACTTTTCAGTTTCTGTAAATTGTACATCGCTTCCATACAAACCTCTGTAGTTTCTATAAGAGCGCAGCCATCTATTCTCATCTGAATATCGTGCGTCCTCTGCACGTTTAAATCTAGACTGTACGTAAGACACTACACTAGATGCATCTAAGTCATCACCGTCTTGAATAACAGACACTTCATCTGTCTCAAACAGTTCGCCTTGTTCGTTTACATTATCTTCTTCTGCCATTTAACTAGTATCCAAATGTTGAATCTGCAGCTTGAAAACCTGCATTGTGTGATACAGGATTATAATCCCATAGAGAACTTCTAGGTCTTGTCATTATACCGTCTCTGATAGCATCGTATAAGTGATCTTCAGCATTAGTATCTACATCTTCTGGGTTTCTTTTGTCTAAAGGTATGCTTGGTAGTTGAGCTATAGAATGAGTGCAAGTCGAAAAGAACACCAACCTTGGCTCATCAGTGTACTCATCCACTTGCAAGCGGCGGTGAAGCTCGTTCTTACCTGCAACCCTTGAGCCTCGTGAACGGTCTGAAGGCCTCCACCTACATCCCTTTTGATTCATCTGCTCAGCCAAGGAAGGGCCAGTGTCACCTCTTTTGTGCCACAGGGAGCTATCCAACACGCCGTACCTTATACTACCATCTTCAGCTTCCGCTTCAAGAATCATGTCAGCTAGATCAGTAGCTGTAACTTTAGAACAATATAACTCTCTGTAGACAACAAGCTGCTCAGAGGGTGATACAGCAAACCAGACAACGCCTGTGAAACTTCCGTAGCCGTAGTCGCAAGCTCTAAACTTAGTCCACCCTGAGGGAATTTTAAAAGGGTCCACGACATGTATGGATCTGTTCCATTCAGGAAATGCTGCACCTTCGTTGACATCCCAATTACCTTCTAGTAGTTGCTTTCTTTGATGCTCTGGTAGTGACAGAAGCATAGCTTCATAGTCACCACTATCAGCTAGGTACGGATTATCAAAGAGGCTGGCAGGTATAAACCTTCTTTTGAACAGGGGTTGTCCAGCTTTACTATGTCCTGCAGGGAAGCGTAATACCTCACCAGTCTCTATGTTCGTTGCCCAAAAAGATGTATTAACAGGTGATGGGTCAATGAACATTTTTTTAACCCAAGCATGTCCTACTCCACCTGGGTTAGTTGTAGCTCGCATATACAAACCTAAGTCTTTGTTTGCACTACGTAATCGGGATCTCATGTAATCCCACGCAAAGGGTGACTGCCACTGCGTCAACTCGTCAAACGCTACATAGTTAAACGCCTGTCCTTGATAGCGCATAACGTCTGTGTCTCTGTCCAAGTACGACATCCAAAGTGTGCCGCCTCTTGGTGTAGTCCACTGGCTTTTACGCTCAGACCACTTTATTCCCGGTATAGCCTTAGGGTACAACTCTTGGCTTTTCTGTATAAGCTCTCTGAGTTCCTCTGTCGTGTGACGTACAAGAAGCCCACTAAAGTCAGGACTGTTCATATTACGTAAAGGGTCAGCTAGTGTAGCGTAACTCTTACCCCCACCCGCTGCTCCACCATATAGTACCTCACGTTCACCTGAAGCTAAGTACTCTGTCTGTGGCCCAGCGTTAGGCTTAAAGACAATGTTCTGCGATTCCTCTACATCATACTCAGGTGGTTTGACCTGCGCTGGGCTGGGTGTCGCTACTATCGGTTCCGTCTTCTTCGTAGACGAAATAGCCTGTGTAGTTTTTTTCGAGCGCTTCGATTTGTTGTAACGCTTTTTCGAGCCGCTTGGTGTAGTAGCGCTTAATTGCAGCAAGACGCTTTCTTTTTCTTTCGACATCTACTCTCTTCTTCAGACCATCGTGAGTTATACTTTTACCTGATTGAGTAGTCAACCATGCTGATACCTGCCTGAAAGAGTACTGCTTTAAGTGCTTCTTAGCTAACTCTAACAGTTCTAACTCTTTAGGTATAGGGTTCAGCCATTCCTCATCTTCAGGATCAACCTCATAGCCGAAAGGTATATAGTTGCTAGTACGTGGTATGCGTTGCCAAAGCTTTACCTTAAAAGGTACTTTGGGTAACATCCAGTACTCACTCTGTAGTGGGCGCTCTTTACGTAGCCTCAGAAGCATCTGTGTTCTTAGGGGGAAGTATAAACAAACCACCGCTTGACTCTACTGTCACCCTCTCAGTTTTTACAATACCTGCACGGTCTAGGATCTGTCCTGCAGCTACCATACGCTCCTTAACACCTAACTGGGTAGGATCGTCCAAAGCACTCGCATATGCCACTGCAGCCTTAGGCCCAACCCGTGACATGTATGTTTTAGTTGCATCAAAGATTTCATCTTTCAAAGCCTCTACAATAGATGCGGTAGATGATTCAGGGTTATACCCTGCAAGTTTCTTAGCTAGTACAACGTCACCACCAGCCTCTTCAAAGAGAACTTCTAAGAACTTACTTTGTTTTTCTGTAAGGTTTCGTTTCATTTTACTTTCCTATAGGCTTTGGTTTTAGCTGCAATCTTCTTAGGCTGAGCCACATGCTGCTTACCTGCCTTAGTGCCTTTTCGTTTAGCTCTGGTTGTAGCGGCGTACTCAGAATCGCTAAGAGACTTAATAGCCTTAGCAGGTAGATAACGCTCACCAGTTTTAGCACTAGGCTTACCACTCTTAGTACGCCACTTCTGTTTAGTCCAAGACTTTAAACTCTTTTGAGATTTAGCAAGGGCCATTACTTATAGCCCCCGCCTTTTGCTTTATACTGCTTTGCAACCATCTGTGCTTTCCTGGCACTCCATTGTCCGGGCTTTCCACCTTTCCCACCAGCTTTAACGGAAGCAACGAGGCGCTTCCGCATACTAGGCTTAGTATAATTACCCGCTGCATTAACCGTAGACTTTTTGCCTGACTTCGCC